AGAGGAGAGTGTCTGCTTGACTGAGATCAACATCCCTTATTCACCTAGACCTTTGCAGAGAGAGCTTCACAATCGCTTACAGGACACTCGCTGGAGCGTTGTGGTCTGCCACAGACGGTTTGGTAAGACTGTGATGGCTATCAATCATCTATTGCGCGATGCAATCCTTACCAGTAAACCTAATCCAAGGTTTGCTTATATTGCTCCGACCTATCGTCAGGCAAAGAGTGTGGCTTGGGATTATTTGAAGCAGTTTGCTGGGTCTATACCAATGGTGAGTTTCCATGAGACAGAGTTGCGGTGTGATCTCCCGAATGGATCGCGTATACAGTTACTGGGTGCTGAGAATCCGGATAGCTTGCGTGGGATATATCTTGATGGTGCGGTGTTGGACGAAATGGCTGATATGCCAGAGTCGTTGTTCCCTGAGATCATTCGTCCTGCTCTTTCGGACAGAAAGGGCTGGGCCGTATTTATTGGAACGCCCAGGGGTCATAATGCGTTTTTTGAATTATACGATGCGGCTCAAAAGCAGGATGATTGGTTTACTGTCATTTATAAAGCGAGTCAGACTAAGATTCTGGACGAAGAAGAGTTAGATGCTGCGAAGCAGATGATGACCAATGATCAGTTTGAGCAGGAGTTTGAATGTTCATGGGTTGCTAATGTGGCGGGTGCGATTTTCGGAAAAGAGCTTCAGGCTCTTCAGGAACAGGGTCGCATCGATGATGTGCCCTATAGTCCGTCTTCTCCGGTAGAAACCTGGTGGGATCTTGGTATAGGAGATTCCACAGCCATCTGGTTTACCCAGACTGTAGGACGATCTGTTCATGTGATAGACTTTTATGAGAACAGGAATGAGGGATTGCCTCACTATGCGAAGGTGTTACAGCAGAAAGGTTACTTCTATGGGGCTCATAACGCACCACATGATATTGAGGTAAGGGAGCTTGGGTCGGGAAAATCGAGAAGGGAGATCGCCTATGATCTGGGAATCAATTTCAGAGTCGTTCCGAAGCTTCCGCTCGAAGACGGTATCCACGCAGCACAGTTACTTATCCCAAGGTGCTGGTTTGATCACACAAATTGTAAGGAAGGTCTTGAATGTTTGCGGCAATATCACAGGAAGTATAATGAAAAGGCTAGAAGTTTTAGGACAACGCCTGTCCACGATTGGTCAAGTCATGCGGCAGATGCTTTCAGATACTTGGCAGTCGGTATTAAAGACACTAAAATGCAGTATCAAAAGCCCCCGCAAGCAATTGCGGATTCAAGATACAACCCACTTGGAGTCAGCTTGTAATGTCAAACCTATTCAAACCAAGCGCACCCGCACCACCTCCACCACCTCCACCACCACCCGCACCACCAATGAAGGCGGTAAAGCCAGCCGAGGTCGAAAGACAACAAAGAAGAATGAAAGACCCAAGAAAACTCGGTAGACAACGCACTATTGTTACCGGACCCAGGGGTTTGACCGATGAAGATGGTGAGGAAAGAATCTACACAAGAACGCTTATAGGTTCGAAAAAGGATGACAATTAAAGCGCAAGTTATTGATTTAGAAGGAAGTAGACTAAGATTAGAGGATGCAATGTCTGAAACATGCTACCCAAACAGGCATTTGCATTTCAATATACTTGAGAAAGCGATTGTCTTTGAGTGTATTGATGAAAGAGAGTTTATTGCAGGTTGGTTGTGGTTTTACAGCACTCTGGGTGAAGAGCATGTATGGACAATTCATGCGATGGTTCTTCCAAACTACCGTAAAAAGTTCTTTACCAGATCACTTGTTAATACAGTTAGCGGTGTGCTATATGCGCTGGGATGTGAGATAGTGCGTGGTGAGAATGAAAATCAGGAGTTGCTGTACCATTTTGGGGCAACAAAGACTTACGATGGAGTTGATCTTCAGTTACCGTTTTTTTGGAGTTGACTATGGGTAGACCTCAGAGAAAGAAAGTCAGACGCGTTTTGCAGAACGTTGAGGTGCTTCCAGCCGACCCGGCACCACCACCACAAGAGACTTCACAAGAGCAGCAGAAAAAACAGCAGGGTATCGGGCCTGACTTAGTGCCAACCTTAGCCGCTTCACCAGAAGTGCAGCAATCTGTTGCTGAAACAGGGAACCAGCCTAAACCAGCTGCCGTAACACCAGCTTCAGGCGAATCTGAAATGGCTCAGACTCCAGGGCAATATCAAAGAAGAAGAGCAAGAGGTATACGCACAAGTTCTCAAGGAGTCACTGGTTCGGCAAGGGTTACTCGTAAACGGTTATTAGGACAGTAGGATGGCAGATCCATTAGCAGTTTTATTAATGAGGCGATTTGATTCGTTATACCAGCAAAGACAGGTGTGGGAATCTCACTGGCAAGAAATAGCTGATTTTGTTGTCCCCAGAAAAGCTGATGTAACAAAAAAAAGAACAGATGGAGATAAGCGCACAGAGTTAATTTTCGACAGCACTGCGATCCTCTCTTCTGAGTTGTTAGCCGCTTCTTTACATGGAATGCTGACGAATGCTTCTACCAGATGGTTTTCTTTGCGTTACAGAGATCGTAGTCTGATCAACAATGATGCGGCAAAAGAATGGCTTGAGTCTGTTGAAGATGATATGTACATGGCTTTTGCGCGGTCCAACTTTCAGGAACAAATACATGAGCTATACCATGACCTGATTTGTTTTGGCACAGGCGTTATGTTTATTGAGTCTGATCCTGATTTACAAATCAATTTTCAGACAAGGCATTGTCGTGAGTCATTTTTGTCAGAAGATAATAAAGGCAGGGTAGACACTGTATACCGTGAGTTTCATCTACCAGCACGAGCTTTCATTATGCAGTTCGGCGCAGACAATGTAGATAACTCAATTCTTAAAAAATCTGAAACCAACCCATATGAGAAGATTCGCTGTATTCATGCAGTCTATCCAAGAGATGAACGTGATCCTGTAAAGGTTGACAGTAAGAATAAACCTTTTGCATCTGTATACCTTGATCCAAAAAATAAAAAAGTTCTATCTGAATCAGGTTTTGATGAGATGCCTTATGTTGCTCCCAGATACCTGAAAGCCAGTTTTGAGATTGGCTACGGTCGGTCGCCAGCAATGAGTTGTCTGAGCGATATAAAAATGATTAACAAGATGAGTGAAGTTACAATCAGGGCTGCTCAGAAACAAGTTGATCCTCCTCTTTTAGTACCTGATGACGGTTTTATGTTGCCGATTCGCACAGTGCCTGGTGGACTGAACTTTTATCGCAGTGGCACAAGAGATCGTATCGAGCCGTTGAATATCGGAGCAAACAATCCGCTTGGGTTGAACATGGAAGAGCAGCGAAGACAAGCGATTCGGTCAGCGTTTTATGTTGATCAGTTAATTATGGCGCAAGGCCCACAGATGACTGCAACAGAAGTTGTGCAGAGAACAGAAGAAAAAATGCGGCTACTTGGTCCAGTGCTTGGTCGATTACAGGCTGAGTTGCTTCAACCGCTGATAAGCCGTGTTTACAATATTATGGTCAGACAAAAAGCTTTTGCTCCTGCGCCTGATTTTATGCAGGATCTTGACCTTGAGATCGAATACGTTTCACCTTTGGCGAAGGCTCAGAAGTCTGGTGATGTGCAGTCTGCTCTCAGAATGCTTGAGTTGTTTGGCCCACTGGCGCAGTTGGATCAGTCAGCACTTGACTATATTGATGTTGATGGAATGTCGAAATATCTATTGCGTATGTTGTCTGTTCCGGCAACGACAATTCGTGGAGAAGAACAGGTCGCACAGATAAGGCAGCAACGTGCGGAACAGCAGCAACGGATGGCAGAGCAGCAAGAAGCAATCCAAGCCGCAGAAGCAGCAGGGGCAGCCGCACCGATGATAAAGGCAGCAAATAACTTATGAAGAAAGAGCGAGTAACACAAGATCAGTTTAAAAAGATTTGTGAACGCCTGATTGATGGCGAGTCGTTGACTCAGATATGCAAATCAGATGAGTTTCCCCACTACAGGACTGTATTGCGTCATATCAATGATAGTGAAAAAGCGCATACAGATTATCGAAAAGCAAGAGCATTTCAAGCTGAGATATTACGCGATGAGATTGTAGATATTGTGAATCAACCTCTACCTAATGATCCAAAGCTTGCAATGGCAGAAGTTCAACGCAGACGATTAGAGGTTGAGCAGAAAGATAAGTATGTCAGACAACTCGCACCACTCGGTCTGCGTAACAGGCCAGAAGACCAGGGTGACAAAAAGTTCAACGGAACAATTACTTTGAAATGGGATGAATCGCCAGCATGAGAACTCCGAAAGAGTTGAGAGCTAGGTATAAAGCGCTGTTTGAGTCTGATGATGGTGAGATTGTTCTCGATGATCTACGCAACCGATTTTACATTTTCAAACCTACGTTTTCAGATTTGCCGCACGAGCAAGCGTACTGTGAGGGGCAGCGCACAGTCGTTTTGTTCTTACAATCCATGCTGTCCGATAACATGATTAAGGAACAAACTGATGAGTGAAGAACAGGTAGCTGAAGTCTCAGAAGCCCCAGAAGCTGTTGAGGTAGCTCAGTCTGATTGGCGCGATAGTATTCCAGAGGAAGTCAGGGGTCATCGCTCACTTGAACACATTAATGATATTGGTGCTTTGGCAAAGAGTTATGTTCATGCTCAATCAATGATTGGTGCTGACAAGATTGCTTTGCCTGGTAAGTCAGCAACTGATGATGACTATCGACAGATATTTCAAAGACTTGGTATGCCGGAATCTAGTGAGGGATATGAAATCACTCATAATATTCCAGAGGGCGAACAGACTGATCAGGGTATGGTTGATTGGTTCGCATCAGCAGCACATCAAGCAGGATTAACGCAACGTCAGGCGCAAGCACTGGCTGATCAATGGAATCAGAAAGCTATTGAAGGGGTCAAAGCAGACCAGGCTGACTATGAAGCTTACGTTGGCGAAGTCGAGCGCGAGTTGCGTAGTGAGTATGGTCAGGCATACAACGATGCTCTGAATCTTGGTAATGATGTGATTGACCAGTTTGGAGATGCTGAGTTTCTTGAGCTTCCTTTGGCAGATGGTACTTTGATGGGAGACAACCCACAGGTCATAAGGCTTCTAGCAAACATCGGTTCGTATATTGCTGATAAGGTCGGCGAGGATACGATCATTGGTGCGAAGTCAACAAATGCTATGACTCCAGCAGAAGTGCAGGATAAATTACGAGAGTTGCAGGCAAAGGATAGTCCGTACTTTGATAGTCGTCATGCACAGCATGATCATTATGTACAAGAAGTCCAAAAATACATGGGTATGCTTTACCCGGACGAGTTTGCTTGATGAATGATCGTGAGTTTAAGCTTGCAGTTTTGCGATTAACATTAGAGAATGGTACAGGTGCTGTTTATCAAGATAGACTGAAAGCAGCACAAGAAAATCTGGAATGGTGTATAGCTCCACTTGATAAGCCTCGGCCCAAGGGTAAAGCACCAGAAAGAAAAAAGAATCCAGGACAAGCGAAAGCCCCTGGCGTTGACAGCGTACTGTTTACTATTGAATAAATAATCGTCCTGTTTCACAGGGTAGCGAGAAGGCGTTTTTTCTAGCTAAGTGGAAGGGGACAGATATGTCTACACAAATTACAACTGCGTTTGTAAATCAGTTCTCCAGCAATGTCACTCTGCTCTCGCAGCAGCGTGGATCATTACTGCGTAGTGCAGTAAGCGAGGAGTCTGTTACAGGCGAAAAAGCTTTCTTTGATCAAATAGGTGCATCAGCAGCCATCAAGCGTACATCGCGTCATTCTGATACTCCGATTGTGGATACTCCGCATTCCAGACGAATGGTGACTATGGATTCGTATGAGTGGGCTGATCTGATTGATGATGCCGATAAAGTGCGTTTGTTGATTGATCCAACATCAGCTTATGCTCAGACTGCTGCAAATGCGATTGGTCGGGCAATGGACGATGCGATTATTTCAGCGGCTACCGGAGCAGCAAGCACAGGAAAAGCGGGTACTACCAGTACTTCACTGCCAACAACCCAGCAAATCTTTGCTGATGGTGATGTTGGTTCAGATGGCGGTGGTACAGATGCTGATTTAACAATTGCAAAATTGTTATCGGCAAAAGAGATTCTCGATAAGAACTCGGTTGATCCGTCAATCCCACGGTTTATCGTGGTCGGCCCTGCTCAAATCTCATCACTACTTTCAACGACTCAGGTAACATCGAGTGATTTCAATACTGTCAAAGCCTTAGCGCAGGGTCAGATTGATTCGTTCCTTGGTTTCCAGTTCATTGTGAGCAACCGATTATCACTCAACTCATCCAATAATGAGAGAACTTGCATTGCGTTTGCTTCTGATGGAATCAAGCTAGCAGTCGGAAAAGATGTGATGGCTCGGATTGAGGAACGTGCTGATAAGAGTTTCTCAACTCAGGTTTACTACTGTGCAACTTTCGGTGCGACCCGCATGGAAGAAGAGAAGGTAGTTTCAATCATCTGCGATGAAGACGCATAAGGAGATAAATAATGGCTAATGTAAATCAAACTCTCGCGTCAAACTTTGTTGCTGATCCACAGGTTATGTCGCCAGCGCATCAGTTGGCTGGCTCAATGCGTGTCGCTTGCGGTACGATTGCTCTAGCTTCTGGTGATCTAAGTGCTGGTGACACTGTAATGTTGGCCCCTGTGCCTACAAATGCAGCGGTGATCAGCATCAAGCTCTTCTGCGATGACTTAGACTCTGGGACAACCAACACCTGTGATGTTGGCTTGTATACCTCAGATGGCGAGGTTACAGCAAAAGATGACGATGCGTATGCAAGTGCGATTACTGATCTACGCGCTGCGATTACCGTTGGATTAGAGGTTGCGTTTGAGGCACGAGACATCAATAAGATGGGTCAACAGGTATGGCAGGATGCGGGTCTTTCAGCAGATCCAAACGAGCAATACTTCATTGGCTTGAAGTTTGATGCCGCTGGTGACACCGCAGGAGATCTCTCCTTCATCATCACCTACGTTGTAGACTAAGAGACAGGGGCAGTAATGCCCCTTTTCTGAGGAAAAACAATGGCTTCAGTCGTTGACATTTGTAACAGTGCCTTAAACCAGATTGGTGCATCCAACATAATCTCTTTGACTGAAGACAGTAAATCGGCTCGAATCCTGAACCAGCGTTATGACTTTGTGCGTGATGCTGTGTTCAGGGCTCACCCCTGGAATCCTTTGATTACCAGAGTTGTATTAGCTCCCGATGCAACAGCCCCAGCTTTTGAGTTTACGAATCAATTTACTTTACCAACAGATCCATTCTGTCTGCGAGTTTTGAGTTTTGACTTTCACGATATTGTTTATCGGGTAGAAGGCAGAAAGATCTTGTGTAGCGAAGACACAATTAATCTGTTATATGTCGGAAGAATCACTGATCCGAATCAATATGATACGCTTTTGATCGAGACTATTGCAGCGGCACTTGCTGCTGACATTGCATATCCGCTTGTCGGAAGTAATACGCTTGCACAACAGTTTCGTATTATTTATGAAGAAAAACTCAGAGAAGCGCGGTTTGTTGATGCAACCGAAGGAACGCCAGCCAGTATAACCAGTGTCACGGATAGTGGTAGCATTGAGGCAGATACGTTTATCAGATCGAGGTTCTGATGGCGAAAGCAAGTCCAACCTTTTCAAACTTTACCGCTGGCGAACTATCGCCAAAGCTTGATGGGCGCACCGAACTTTCAAAGTATTTTAACGGAGCGAAGCAACTTCAAAACTTTCTCGTTGTACCACAAGGCGGCGCAACACGAAGACCAGGCACTCAATTTATTGCTGAAACAAAAACTAGTGCAAATGCTTCTAGGCTAATTGCCTTTGAGTTTAATGTGACTCAAGCTTACATCCTGGAGTTTGGAAACAATTATTTTCGTATATTCAAGGATGGTGGACAGGTTGTTGATGGCAGCAGTAATCCTATCGAGGTAACGACCACATACACATCTGCTCAACTATCAGGCTTAAAGTTTGCTCAGTCTGCTGATGTGATGTTCATAGTTCACCCGGATCATAAACCAAGACAAATCACTCGGACAGATCACGATGCATGGACGATCACGGATGTTGCATTCCGCAGGGGTCCAATGCTAGATGCACAGCTTGACGGAACGACATTAACTGCTAATGGAAGAACTGGGACAGGGGTAACTATTTCAGCAAGCGCCAATACTTTTGCCTCCACAGATGTCGGTCGTTTGGTAAAACTGCATGATGGGTTTGCTGAGATCACTGCGTTTACTAATGCAACAACAGTCACCGCAACGGTAAAAGAGAATGAAGATCGCAGATCAGAGTTGATGCCAGCAATGACGGCAACAACGATTTCTTTCCATGAGGGCGATCCAAGTAGTACAGGTCTTGAGCATAATGATCGCTTGCAAGACTCTGCTGGTGGATTTTTGAGCGAAGGCTTTAAAGTCGGAATGAAAGTAACGATCACAGGAAGCACTAGTAACAACAAAAGTTCTGCTCTTATCGTGACTATTACAGCTGATACGATGTTATTTGCTCCATCAGTTGATCTTGTTGATGAAGCAGCAGGAGATACAGTTACAATCAATGGTGATCTGGTTGCTGATGATGAGTTTGCTTTAGGGGCTTTTTCAACGACAACAGGGTTCCCAGCAGCAGTTTCATTCTTTGAACAGCGTTTAGTTTTTGCCAACACGACAGCAAATCCTCAAACAATTTTCTTTTCTGTTGGCGGTGATTTTACAGATTTCGCAATCGGCACAAGAGATGATTCTGCTCTGGTCTATACGATTGGAAGCAACCAGGTCAATGTCATTCGTTACCTTACTAGCTCTCGACAGCTTTTGGTTGGAACGTCAGGTGGTGAGTTTGTTGTTCGGGCAGGATCAGTTGATGCACCAATTAGCCCAACAAATACACAAATTAAGCGTCAGGCAAGTTATGGTTCTGCTGATATACAGCCCATAACAGTTGCAAACGTAGCTCTATTCGTACAACGAGCAGGACGAAAACTAAGAGAGTTGACGTATAACTTTGACACAGATTCTTATATAGCTCCTGATATGACTCTTCTTGCAGAGCATATCACTGAGGGCTTGATCAAAGAGATGGCGTTTCAGCAAGAGCCAGATAACGTAGTCTGGTGTATTTTAAAAAACGGCAAGTTTGTCGGCATGACTTACAGGCGAGAAGAAGATGTTGTTGCATGGCATGAGCATATCTTTGGCGGTGTCAGTGGAGCTTGTACGATTACGGTCACAGATTTTACAAATATAGCAGTAGGAACTACATTGACTTTTACAAAGTCTGATGGAAATACGGTAACATTTACATCTGAAGCCTCCAGCGGTGAATCTCCCTCTTCATCGCTGGGCTTCAGACCAAACGAGTCAAATAACACAACAGCAGACAATATTTTCACAGCAGTCAACGCCCATGCTGATTTTACCGTAGCGAATCCTAGCGCGAATGTGGTCACGATTGAGGAAACGCAAAGGGCTGGATCTGGGTTTCTTTCGGTTGTCAGTACAGATACGACTCGGCTGGCAACGACAGATCAAAGCTTTGCCCTGGCAGAATCAGTCGCAGTGATTCCATCTGAAACTACTGAGGATGAGGTCTACGTCCTGGTCAATCGCACGATCAATGGCTCGACTAAAAGATATGTTGAGAGAATGAAGCCTATTGACTTTGGAACAGATATTGAGAATGCGTTTTTTGTAGACAGCGGATTGACTTACTCTGGAAGCGCAGCAACTTCAATTAGTGGGTTGAATCATTTAGAGGGCGAGAATGTTCGTATTATTGCAAATGGCTCAACACATCCCGATAAATTAGTCAGTAGTGGTGCTATTACTTTGGATCGATCAACAACAAAGGCACACATCGGATTGAGCTACGAATCAACACTGCAAACCATGCGGGTTGAAGCTGGAGGTACAGAAGGAACTTCTCAGGGTAAGACAAAACGCATACGAGATTTAACTTTGCGTGTTCTCGATTCAGTTGGAGCAAAAGTTGGCCCAGATGAGAACAATCTTGAGTTGATTCCTTTCCGTGATAGCTCAATGAGTATGGATGAAGCAGTGCCTTTGTTTACAGGCGATAAAGACATTGAGTTTCCATCGGGGTATGATTCTGATGGGTTTATTGTGGTGAAGCAGGATCAAGCACTTCCCTTGACAATCCTATCTATCTTCCCACGTTTACAGACATTTGATAGGTAAATATGGGCGCACCATTAGCAGTAGGAGTAGCATTAGGGTCATCGCTTCTTTCAGCGAGAGCGACTCTACAGGCAGGAAAAGCCCAGGCTGCTGCTGCGTCTTTCAATGCTCAGGTTAATCAAAGAAATGCTCAGAAAGCGCAGATTGATAAGCGCAGTGCAAAGCTAGGTTCAGAACTTGCAATTCAACAATTTCAGAATGAGTTTCAGAAACTTCAAGCAACTACTGGATCAGTCCTCAGAAAAAATGGTTTTGATACATCTGGAGGCACTCCTGCATTGATTGCGTTGGAAAATGCAAGACAAGCAGATTTGGAAATAGCTGCAAGGAGATTCAATGCGAGTGTCGAATCACAGGCATTTGATGAAGTTTCTGTTGAACAGGATCTACAAGCAAGTTTGTCTAGAATGGAAGGGGCAGCAGCAAGCAAAGCTGCCAGAACAAGGGCAGCAGCAACATTGCTGGGCGGCGCAAGTTCCGCTTACACAACGTATAAGATGGCATGAAAGTCCCAACATACAAGCAAGAAACAGCTAGAACAAGAAAAACAGGCTCTCGCAACTTTTCAACTCAGGTCAGCGGCAGAGCTTTGGCTGCTCCGTTTGAAGCGCAGGCAGAGGCTTTTGGTCAGCTTGCCAATCAATCTTTGGACTTTATGAGCGCACAACTCAAAAGAGAGCGTGATAGTCAAGAAGATGATGAACAAAATGCTTACATTGAAGAACGAGCAAGAGTTTTGCAAGTCATTGATGAAACTCCTGTCGGGCAAACTTTCCCTGATTTGTTTTTCCCAGAAACAAGTATTTCTGGGAAAGGAGATGCAATCACGTTCAATTCAGAATCAGATGCTGAAAGATTTTTTGAGCAATCTATGCAGAGATTCAAGGCGAATCGGGGTTTTCAGTTTGCCAATAAGCAGAGAGAAGATAGCTTTACATCTAGGATTGAAAGAAACGATATCCTCATAAAATCCAAGTTAGTCACTAACTCAAGGGAAAGAGTGGTTGCGAAAGCGTTTGCTTCCTTCTCAAATAATCTCGACACTCTTGCTAATGATGCATTACAACAAGCAAGAGACTTGCCTGTCAGTTTTGTATATGACTTTCCCTCTGGTGATGAAGAACAATCTTTTGTTTTCGCATTGAATAATCCACAAATTCAAGCACAGTTCAATGAGATATTCGATAAAATTGACAACGGTGTTTCAAATGGATTTTTCTCAGAAGAAAAAGCAATCGAAATCAAAGCAAAAACAAAAAAAGACCTTTCACTTAACATTTTGAAAGATCAAATCAATCGAGCGACTAGCATCGAAAGCTTGGAATTTATGCAGCAACAAATTGAAAAACTGCAAACATCTGACATATCTACTCAAGATCGGATCACTTTGCTTGACGTAACAGAGGAAGATATCGATGCATTCAGAGCTGCGAAAACCGCAGAAGAAAAAGCGGAATTGGCAAGACAAAAAGGCTTTAGCACAGACCTTACTTTGCAACTGACAGAAGAATTAGAAAAAAATCCTGATGATGCTGAAACCATCCGTGCATTACTGGTTGATGGTGCTCTTGACGAGCAATTGCTTCCTTCAGACAGAATAACATTGCTACGTCTGGTCAATTCCAAAGTGAATGAAGTAAGCGAATCGCAAAGGGCTCTGATAGAGTCTCTGAGGGCAAGAGCTGGGTATGTCGAAGATATTGTTGGACAAGGTGTTAGCCCTGATCGCCCAAGGACAGAGGCATTGGTTAGCGATTTGATTGATGTTGGAGAGATAGACAGAGCTAATCGTTTGAAGCTTGTTTTGAAAGTTGATGAATTGACTAGCTCCGTAGACGGAATGTCACCGGGGGCAATTTCTGCCCGAATCAACGATGTAAACGATACAGCACCATTGCAGATGTTTCCAGGTTCTTCTGTTGAGGAAGCAGCAGCGTTTCAGCAGATTGTTCTAAATTCATTAAAGAAGAAAGGATCTGAGGCATCTGTATTCTTTCAAAAAAGATTTCCATTAGATTATTTTGCGGAGACAAATGAAGTTCCCGAACTTGATTATACAAATAGAGAGTCGATTAATGCGAGGCTTGATCTAGCGGAGCAAGCCACGCAAAAATTTACACAGGGGTCGGGCCAATCGTTTGATCAAGTAAAAAAACAAATGCAGCCTTTGCGGGAGTCAGAGGTTAAGGGGATCGCGGATTTGTTGGACGGCGAGGATCTTACTCCTCAAGAAAAAGCAAACCTTTTGATTACGCTTCAGCCGTTGCTTTCTGAGTACCCTTCTACCATATCAAAACTGGCTGAGTCCAAAAAAGCTGACGTTTACGTTCTGGCTAGTCAGCTACCAATTGAGGTTGCAGGAGATATTGTCAGCGGTTTGAACCAGCCAAAGGTTCTTGGTCAGGTGACACTCAAAGATTTGGAAGATGGAGTCCGTGAAGCAGTTGGTGAGACATTTAACTACATTTCTGATGGCAGAAGAACTCAGGCCGTAGTTGAGAAATCGATTATTGCTCATGTTCGTGCGAATGCGCCAGCAAACTTTGAAGACGCTGATCTTCCTGAACTAATTGACAATGCTATTGATTTGATTGCGCCTATCGGAAAAAGGGGCGACAACACTTTCGAGCTTCCAAGGCCACTGAATGTGAACGGTGACGATGATTCGTTTGGCAGGATGTTTGATCGCGTTGGTAACGAAATCACGGATCTCGATCAGAAAAGAGATTTGATGGAATTGTGGTTTGAAAATTTCTCTGTCGACATGATCAAAGCATTTGCTGGCGAGGGACTTTCGGACGGTTTTGAAACAAACGAAAAGTTAGAAGTTGTAGCGAAACAGATTCGAGATGGAAAATTACTGCCTGTCAGCATCAACAATAATAAGTATGCCTTTGTGCAAGGCGGCCCGAACATGGAAAGATTGTCTAAAAAAAATGGAAAACCCTTCTTTGTTTCTTGGACTCCAGACATCGAGCGTATCTTATACAGCATTCTGCTTGAGAAGCAAAAGGGTCGCGGCAGAGGCAATATTGCTTCACAAGCAGAAGATGGGGAAACCAGATAATGCCTTTTCTAAGCGATAGAGGAGAACGCTCTTTTGAACAAGAGTTTGCTCCGATTGAGTTGTTTGAGGAGTCAGGATTTTACGAAACTCTGGGCGCTGCTTTTGATCTAACCGTTGATGAAGAACTGTCGATTTCAGCGATGCGTAATCGTGAAATGTTTGAAGAGCGCAATCAAAACGTCAGATCTCTCATTAGTGATGGCGTGATTGATCGAGACAAATATAGCGACCCAAGGGGTCGATTTGATTATGATCGCTTGTCGAGAGATCTTGAAGATACAGAATTTTCAGGTTTGGTCAAAAATAACAGAACTTTGCGTGACGAGCGCAATGAAATGTTGCGTATCCGTAGAGAGCGAAATGAGAAAGTTATCGAGCGCGGGTCTGGTTTGGCGCAGTTTTTGGGTATGGGCGGTGGATTGTTACTTGATCCTGTGAACCTAGCAAGCGTTGGCGGCGGTCTTTTCATCACTGCGGCCCGAAGCGGAACAGTTCTTGGTCGGGCGTTGTACGGCCTCAAGACAGAGGCTGGTCTTGCAGCAGCGTCAGAAGCAGCCATCCAACCACTTGTTTTTTATCATAAAAACGATATCGACTCACCTTACTCTGTCGGTGACGCTCTGACAAACATCGCAGTAGCTTCCACATTTGGTGGGGCTTTGGGCTTCGGCTTTGGTGGCATCGCAGGATATTTTGGTAGAGCAGCTGAAAAATCAAGAGAGGGATTTGTCAATTCTTTACCAGACAAGCCTATCGAAGTTGAAACAGGCAACATTGCGTTTATTCAAGCAAGGTTTCCTTCTTTTGTCCCAACTGGCGAAGGCAAAACATCTGTCAAAACCACTTTTAACAAAAATCAGATTGATGAAATCGTCAAAAGATCAAAACAAAATCGTGAAAGATTAACTAAAGCTCAAATATTGAAGCGCAATCAGCTTGAAGAGATACAGGATCAATATGATATCGGAAAGATCGACAGCGCAGAAAAGTCTCGCAAAATCGATGATGCAGATGCGCTAGTGCGAGAAATCCAAGAAGAGATAGAGAAAGACGATATCATCCTTGATGCGATTATGGATGCCAGTGGCTCAAAGATATTTCGCGTTGGTATAGAGAAGATTCGTCATTTCAGTAGGCTCGTTGAGTCTTTCGTTGTTGAGAGACCAGATACTGCTAATAACATTTTGGCAAAAGAGCTTGAAGAATACTTAGAGCAAGATGTTGAAAAGCAGTTTGCAAATATTCCTAAACTGGTTGAGCGTCTGAACAAAAAGAAAGAACCTTTACAAAAATCAAGTGAACTTATGAAGGCTTGGGTCATTTCCATTGGTGGGCTGAATCGTAAAGATTTTCAGTCAATGACGAATTTCGATGACGCTGTTTTCAATCCTCAAAAAAATAAGTTGGGTGTGGGATTCTGGAGGTCAGGGAATGACGGTAAAACTGTTGATGGATTGATTGAGGCGTTGGGGGAAGACGGGACACTAGCTTACAACTTCCGTTACGAAGAGGGCATCCAACCACAGCTTACAAACGAGGCCATTGCGTTTGTTGAAGCGATTGTTGCGAACCCAAGGCTAGTCAAGTCTGATGACGCAAGAGCACAACTTGATGCCTTAGATCGAGAAATCGCAGACCTTGAAAGATTGACAGAAGAAGATATCCGCCAAGGTCAATTGAGAGAGAGGTTTGAATCTTTTGTTGAGAACGTCAACACTGAACACCGTGAGAACTTGGAGCGATTCCAGCAAGTTGTAGAAAACTTTGAAGAAGATTTGCTTGAGCCTCAGGACTTTCTTCCTGACAGAGACTTTGCTGATTTGGATGAAACTGAAATTGAGATTCGCGATGCAGAAAGGAGAGTGCTTGAATCTCAAGGCTTGAGCGAAGCGCATGATCGTAATATGTCTGAGTATGCAAGGCTGTCAGACGAAGATCAGAATGTGACGATTGAGATCGATGGGGTTGAAAGAAACATCAAAGATTTTGTAGAGCAACAGGATAACGATTTGTCTGCTTTGAATGAACTGAAGAGGTGTGTGAGAGGTGTCTAGGTACGAACAATGTATGCTAAAGCTCTCACAAGCAGAGCGTGATGAGGAACGGCTAAGTCAGTCTTTGAAACAATCCATTGAACAAAATATGGAGAAGGGGATTGATCCAGAGGCTGTCGTTGATGAACTTGTAAACAAGATATCAAGAGCCAAAAGAGAGGCAGCAATGCAAGCTGTTGTTCTCAAAAAACGCAAAAATGATTTTGATGGCTACACGCAGACGATTTCAGGCGAAACACCTAGCTATTACACAAAACTGATGGCCTTGTTGACGAAGGACTCAGCGTTTGGTGCGCCTTACAGGAATGTTGAGTACACGGCAAGATCATACTCAAAGAGATTTCACACCGATTTAAGTGGTTTGCTCAATAGATTCCAAAAAAAAGGTCTTGGGTTTTCTGACGATGAAGCAAATTTGAACAAGCTCATTCGCGCCATCTATGGAGAGGCGACAGATGATGTTGAAATCAATCAGTTTGCAAAAGATTGGCTGAAGCTTGTAGATCGTACAGTAGATTTGAAAAACAAATTTGGCGCATCTATCTCCAAGAACGAAGACTTCTTGTTACCTCAACGCCATGATCCAGGCGCTATATTGAAATTAGCAAAAGATCGGAATGATGCAAAACGCATTTGGATAGACCGCATCAGGGACAAGCTTGATTACACAAAGATGCTTGACGACCAAGGAAGACAGCTGACTCAGCTTGAGATTTTTGGAACTCAGGATGAAGACGGCTTGCTTGGGAATGTGTTTGAAAGCATCGTTACTGGTGGTATGAACAAAGTCGGGCCACTGGAAGCGCCTCGGACGATGGGGCGTAAATTATCTCGCAAAGGTTCTGATCAAAGGGTCTTGTATTTTAAGGACGCTGAATCTTGGATTGAATATCAAAACGACTTTGGGCGAGGGGATATTTTTGGGACTCTTGTTGACTTTATCGAGTCCTCTGCAAATGACATTGCTTTACTTGAGTTGATGGGGCCAAACCCAGAAACGACCTGGAGAGTATTTTTAGCGCAAGCGCAAAAATCAGGAATCAATACGCTTCAAGCCAGGCGATTGCAAGACACATGGAATGTTGTGTCAGGTTTTGTGAACGCAGGCAATCCAATGGCTTTTGGTAATATGTTCCAAGCAGCAAGGAACCTCGACCAAGCGGCTTTGCTGGGTTCTGCTTTAATATCAGCTATTTCTGATATCGGGTTCCAAACCATTACAGCCCAATACAACAAGTTACCTACGTTTCGGATTCTGGGGAAAACGTTGCAGACTTTAGCAACTCCAGATGGAGATCTTAGAATCGCAGCACAGATTGGTTTAGGTGCAGATGCATGGATCACAATGGCTCATTCTTCTAATCGCTTTGGGGAAACCTATGGGATTGGGCTGACATCCAAACTAGCGAATGCTGTTATGAAGGCATCTTTCTTGGAGCCTTGGACAAATGGCAATAAACGAGCTTTTGGAATGGAGTTTTCTGGGGTTCTTGCAAGATCATTCGATACAGAGTGGGAAGCTTTGGATGCAGGGTTTCGCTCGATGATGGAGCGCAACGGCATCGTGAAAAGGGAATGGGATCAATTTAGATCTACTGAGGTGCTTGAATACGAGGGTGCAGTTTTTGCAAACTTCAATGCAGACGAATCTTTGAAGTTTCAGTCAATGGTTTTACAGGAGACTGATATTGCAGTACCTAGTCCCGATGCAAGGGTAAGGGCTGTAATGACGATGGGGCGGCAAAGGGGGACACCAGAAGGAGAGTTCTACAGATCGTTTTTTGCGATCAAATCATTCCCGATCACAATCGCCATGACTCACATGACTCGCGGATGGTATGCAGGATCACAGGCTAGTCGGGCAAAGTACCTTGGGAGTCTTCTGGTTACAACAACAGCATTGGGTGCGATTGCTTTACAGGCGAAAGATATTGTTGCAGGGCGTGATCCAAGGGCTTTAAACAAAGACGGAGGCATGATCCCTGACAGAGATTTTCTGACAGCAGCGATGCTCCAGGGCGGCGGTCTTGGTATCTTTGGAGATTTTGTTTTTGCTGATACGAGTCGCTTTGGAAAAGGGTTATTTGAAACACTTGCAGGGCCATCATTTGATACGGCTGACAGGTTTGTAAGATTTACTAAGGGAACTGTCCGTTCAGTAATCAGTGATGAAGAATTTAATATTCTTGGGGAAGGCGCAAAAATCATTGACCGATATACACCAAGTATCTGGCAGACTAAATTGTTTGAGCAAGCATTCTTTCAATCATTGCAGGAAATGGTAGATCCAGAGGCAGACAAAAAATTAAGAAGGCTTATGCGTTCAAGAGAAAAAGAATACAATCAAGGATTCTGGTGGAGTCCTGACAAATTTAGTCCAGATCGAGCGCCTGATTTTGGCGGCGTAATTAGGGAGTAATTAATGACAGTATCAAGCACAACTAACAAGGTAAGTTACTCAGGGAACGGCTCAACAACTGTTTTTGCGTATACGTTCAAGATATTTGCTGATGCTGATCTCAAGGTCTTCATCAGAAGCTCTGCGGGTGTAGAGACTCTGAAGACCCTAACGACTCACTACACAGTGTCGAACGCTGGTAACGCAAGTGGTGGGAACGTGACGTTTACCACTGGTAACACGCCAGCATCAGGTGAAACGGTGGTGATTCAGCGTGAACTGGCCCTGACCCAGGGTACAGACTATGTAGAAAACGACCCATTTCCAGCGGAATCGCATGAGGATGCTCTTGATCGCTTGACGTTTATCACACAGCAGCAACAGGAAGAGATTGATCGGGCGATCAAAGCATCGGTCACAAACACGATTTCATCAACAGAGTTTGCTGTTTCTGCTTCAGATCGAGCTAACAAGATACTGAGTTTTGATGGTTCAGGTGACTTGACAGTTACTGAGGGCAAGGTTGATACAGTATCAACATCTGTCTCTGCTGTATCGGCAGGAGGAACGCCTACGGCAAGTGCAACCTATACTGCAAGTAGTGGTGCTTTAGCTTTAGCGTTCGGACTAGTAACAGGAAACACAGGTGCTTCAGGAAGCACAGGAAGCCAAGGCGTTGCGGGAAGCGATGGATCAAACGCTGGTTTAGCGATGACTTTCAGCAACTCTACCTCTGATGCTGATCCTGGAAGTGGTAAGTTAGCTTTTAACAACGCAACTGTGAGTTCAGTCAGTATTTTATTTATTGATGATGCTGACGATAATTCCGTGGACATTTCTGGATTCGTGCAATCATTCGATGATGTGGTGAACTCAACAGCCAGGGGAATCATACTGATCACCAAAGAAGGCACTCCATCGACTTTCGCTTTGTTCAAGGTAAGTGGTGCAGTGACCGATGCATCAGGTTATACGAAGGTTCCTGTTACGCATGTTGTCAGTAATGGCACGTTCAGTAATTCTGATGGAATCACAGTATCGTTCTCTTATTCTGGTGCAGATGGTAATGCAGCTGGAAGTTCCAGCTTAGTCACGACAGGCGCATTGGATTCTGGGTCTATTACAAGCGGTTTTGGCAGCATCAATAATGGTGCTAGTGCTATTACTACTACAGGGGTTATTACTGGCGGCACAGTCGAGGCAACTGGAGATACATCTGCTGGTGACAATGCGGCCTTGGGTTTTACCGCTGCTGAAGGCGCAATCATTACAGGTCAGGGTTCGACTAATGATGTGACAATTAAAAATGATGCAGACGCTGCTGTTATTAAAGTACCTACAGGCACAACTAATGTTGAGGTCGTGGGCAACCTGACGGTTGGTGGAACACTAAGCGGAGTGACCACTGGTAAAGTTTTACAGGTGGTTCAGGCTATTGAGCAGAGAGACTCCAACGCAAGCTCTTCAGGAACTTCTTATTCAAATGTAACTGGTTTAGAGTGTGCAATAACTCCAAGTGCTACAAGCTCTAAGATACTCGTTGAAGCAAGCTTTTATGTGCACACCCAATCCCAAAACTATTCTGATATCACTTTATTCAGAGACAGCACTAATTTAGCAACAAACACTTCTTCAAGATTCTTAAATCAAAGAGGTGATGGAGACAGTGATAATTCAAACAACGGTTTCGGATTTTTTGGAATGGTGACTTTGCAGATTCTGGACTCGCCTAGCTCGACTTCTGAGCTTGATTATACGCTTCAATCAAAACGAGGCGATCCGCAGAACGGAAGTATTATTTTCCTAGGCGGGGCGGTCAATACAATAATCTGCACAGAAATCGCTGGATAATGGAGAATATTATGGCAAGTAGTGTTGAAGATGCTTTGTTTGCTCTAGGAATAACAGAATGGATTATTCGTGGAGAGCCTAAAAGCGAAGCTCAGTTCAAGTCTATGTTTAGAAAAATTACTGGTGTAGATTCAAGTGGTCGAGCAGTAGAATCGGCTAAATCATCAGATTTTGGGGTTACATGGTCGCAAATTAAAAACAAGCAGACAGAGCTTGACGATGCTGCTCCGATGGCCGAGTTACGCAAACAAAGAAATATGAGGTTGGAAAACTCTGATTGGACTCAAAATCGTGACGTAAAACTCTCGAACGATACGGCTTGGAAAACTTACCGTCAAAGTTTACGAGATTTACCTTCAAGTGCTGTCCCTGCTTTCGATTCAAACGGTTTTCTTTCAAATGTTACCTGGCCTGATGAACCAAAATGAAAACCAAAAAGAAGCTGACAATTTTTGAAAAACCCTCTTTGACCCCAAAGCCCATCAAGTCAGTGCCCTTGAGTTCAGATCAGCTGGCTTTGATGAAACAAAAACAACAGCGAGAGAGAGAATTAGGAAAATTAACAACCGAGTTGAGAAAAAAGCACAAGCAAGAAAAAAGATATCAAGTGCCTTTACAGATTGAAGATCGGTTATCAATTATCAAAATGAAGCTTTCGGAAGATTATAAGACGCTTGTGAGGTGATATCAGTGGACAATCGGACAGTAGCATCAGCACATTTAGCAATACAAAATCTCAAAACAAACATTGCGACTCACGAAGCTGTTTGTGCGGAAAGATGGCAAGAGATGCTTCATCGAGTCAAAAGACTTGAGCATATTATGATAGGAACGGCAGGAGCCACGATTCTGCTCTTGATCTCACTCCATGTTAGCTGACGCATTACTGGTAATTCAAACGGCAAATACAGCTATTGGTGCTGTAAAAGAACTTTTGGGAAATGGCAAAGACATTACTGACTGCGCTCAACACCTTGGTAAATACTTTGATGCAAAAGCGGAGATACAAAAGAATGCTGGTAATTCGACATCAACTGGATCTGATCTTGAAAATTTTTTACATTTAGAAAAATTGAAACAGGCAGAAGCAGAATTGAAAGATATGCTGATTTATCAAGGGAGGGCTAATCTGTACACAGATTTTTTGAGGTATCAAGCGGAACAAAAGCAAAAACGTGAGGATCAAGCAGAAGCTCAAAAAAAACAAAAGGCAGAAAAGCGTAAAAGAATTGCTGGTTTTATTCGCACCGTTGTCATTATGGTTTCTGTGGTCTTGGGATTCGCTGCAATCGGTGGTTTTATTTATTTGCTCATCACTATGAGACAAGTATGACATGGATTTTAATGTTGATTACAATAGAGGGCAGCATGTTTTATATGAGCGTAGTTGATGCGTATCCAAGTGCAGAGTCTTGCAGGAGAGAACGTGCAGAGGGCGTTATACGGCTGGGTGAACCAATTATGAATTATCAGTTAATTTGTATTCCAACAGATCAGCTTGGAGAAAATACATGATAGGTATCATTGGTAAGATCTTGGGGTCAGATAAAGTTATCGAATCAGGATTAAAACTGATTGACGATATGCATACCTCGACTGAAGAAGAGGTCAAAGCCAAGGCTGATGCGAAAACCCAGCTTCTGCAAGCTTACGCTCCATTCAAACTTGCTCAACGCTACCTGGCTTTGATGTTTGGACTAACTTTTCTAGCCAGCTATATCTTGGTGTTGGCGATGACCATTTCAGGCCAAGGCGACCCAGATGCAGTTACTAAGGTAATGGAACAATTCAGTATAAACTATGCGATGCTGATTATCTTGGGCTTCTATTTCGGTGGCGGTGCTGTTGAGGGCTTCTTGGATAGGAAAAAGAAATAATGGCTAGATCGTTGATGCGGAAGTTCCGCGAAGTCAAAAAGAAAGATGGTGTCCCGGTCAAGTATACTGCTGGTGCTGCCAACCCCGAAGCCAGGAGAGCAGAGATTAAGCGCACAGCGGAGAAGTATCGTAAGGGTACGCTTACAAAAGAGGAGATGGATCGCATCTCAAAACAAAGGAGCAGATCGTAGTGGCGACATACAAAGGTATCAGCTCAAGATTTTCTCGGTCCACAATGGAGAAGGTC